CAAATTTACAGCAAATACCAGCACGAAACAAGGAACTTGGACCACGGATTAGGTCATTATTTATCCCGGAGGAAGGCCATACATGGGGTTGTTTTGACTATTCTCAGCAAGAGCCTAGGTTGGTAGTGCATTATGCAACTTTACAGAATCTCTATGGAGTGGACGAGGTATTAAATGCTTATCATGAGGGAGACGCAGATTTTCATACTATCGTGGCAGACATGGCAGAGATACCTAGAAGCCAGGCCAAGACTATAAATCTTGGTCTGTTCTATGGTATGGGTAAAAATAAACTACAAGC